TCTTCTTCTTATTTAGGTCTGTTTGTCTATAGTCTCCGCACCAAATAATCTTTGACCTGTAACCAACCCGTGTCATAACAGTATCGATTTCTTCAAACGTCATATTTTGCATTTCATCAACAATAATAATCGCATCGTCAAATGACATACCGCGAATAAAAGATGTTGAAATAAATTCAATATGACCTTGTTCGGCTAACCTATCGTATGCATCTTTTCTATCAAATAGGGTATGACAAATTTGGCGATAGGGCTGTTGATATATATCTAACTTTTCATCAATGTCTCCAGGAAGGTGACCCATCTCTCTAGACTGTACAGCTGATCTAACAATAATTATTTTATTGAATGGATTATTTTTATCTAATACCTCCTCTAGCGCTTTGTATACAGCAATAAACGTTTTACCTGTTCCAGCAACTCCGTGGAGTGCCATAAAGTAGTCACCTCTTTTATATGCGTCGTAAAATAGTTTTTGATTATTAGTTAGTGGTGTAAATGTTTTAAGATGGTCAATCTTTAATCTAAGCGCGTTTGAAGTCTGGGCTCTCGAACTTGTTTGTCTTTCTTCATTATCGTGAACGATGGCAAGTTTAGCAGCTCTTTTAGTAGACATGTTTCCCCTTTAGAAATAAAAAAAGGACTACAGTATTACCTGTAATCCTTACACTAGTTTATATAACGAAGATACCCAGAATCATTTTCTGGATAGTTTATCCGCCAAGTTACTTTTATAATTTGCGGCATGAATTTTAGATAGAACTTCATTAAACCCTTGATCTGGTTTTCTGATTCCTAATCTAACAACATCACCCATAGCAGGGGCACCGATGATAGTTTCTAAATTAGGATTTTCTTTTAGATATTCTTCACGAGAATTCCATGACATAATCTTATCATAAACTTCTTCTGTATCTTTATTGCGAAATGTATATGTTGGCATATATTTATTTATATTATTTTAAGTTCATTAATACTATCTTCACTAAAAATACCTGATGGAAATACATTGAAAGCTAGTACATAACGCTCTTCGTCCGAGGTATTAGGAGTTACAGAATGCGTTAAATGAGATGGAAATATAAGAATATCTTTATTAGTAGGTCTTATTTTCCATGTGGATGAATTTAAAAGATGATAATTATCCATTTCGACTGAAAGCTCGCGAGGGAACAGAGGGGACATATTATTATTAAAAACTATATCCCCACTATCATCATTCACTTGAATATAAACAACCCCAGAATATAAGCTATTACTATGAAAATGCGGATCGGAATAATCACCTTTGGCGTGTTTTATTAACCAGGACGTTGTAATATGAAACTCTATTTTTCTAGAAAAATTAAGTGCATTATGTAAGAAATTATCTACTTCTAATTTAATATTTCTTTTAAGATCTGATAATTCAGGCTCATTAAGTATGTAAAAATTTTCAGTATTGAATGAATTCTTTATGTTAGAGTACACAGGCCATTGCCTAACATAATTAGCATTTTTTATAAACTCTTGTTCGTCACTACTAAATTCTATTTTACTTCTATATAATGGCGTTGAAAAAAGAGGCTCTATAAAGGCAGAACTCATATTATATCACAAACCAGGATGGCGTATCCCGGTTTTTCCATGTTGCAAAAGACTTCTTATCACCAATATAGAAATTACGGTAGCTTTGAATAACATTAGATGCTTTGTATTCATCTGGCATAGCAGGTGTAGGATCAGATAGCCAGCCTTTATTAGGAATATTTTCTGGCAATCGACTAAAGCACTCTTTCATTCTTTCAGCGGAATGTTTTTTACTGTAGCGGTAAGTATACTCAGATAACATTTCAAGCCATAAGTTATATAACCAGATATAGTGGCTTGAAGATTGTCTTACCCATATACCAGAAGGATGGTTAAAATGGGATGCTTTCCATACAACTTCTTCTCTAGAGTCTGGTAGCAACCATCTTTGTATATTACGGTCATTTTTAGTCTTACCGTAATAAGGCTGCCCATCAAGAACTCGATGGGCTGTAGACATTAGCTGACCGTACTCTAGAATCATTTTAACAACATGCTTATCTACATGTTGTTGAGCGCATTCAGTCGGGTTGTTGCTCAAATAAAATATGTTCACAGGGGTATACCTCAAAAGTTACATTAGGATTATCTGCTAAAACTTTACTTTTAGCAACTTCTATTTCTTCTAACGTAAGGTAAACACCAACATGGGAAGTCTTTTTAATGCGGTGCATTTTATCGCGAACCTGTACTTCTAAATTGTAAACTGTATGCATCTTATTTAATATCACCTAAACTGGTTTCACCAGTTAGCTGCTCATACATAGTTTCAAATTCTTCGTTTTCAGCTACTTCTTTAGAGAAGTTTTGCTTATGATAAACCTTAGCAAGTTTACGAAACGTTTTCTTACTCATTTCGTATTCATCGCAGATATTATTAATAGCTTCTTTAATAAATTCACGCTCACCTTCAGTACGTGCCATGGACGCTGAAAGCTCATCCATACACTTCTTAATAGCTTTGCGAGCGGCGGGATCGGAAGGCAGACTCATTATATACTCCTTAGTTTCAATTCTTCTTCAAAAGCTTCTTTATATGCAGGGTGCATTCGTGGTACATTATCAAGACAGGCTTGAATATGTTCTGTACTCATATCTTTAAGTAGGATGCGGGTAAGAGGTTGATCACCGTTAATACCATAGGTACCCCACTTAACTACTTCACGTACCTTATCATGCCCATCTGTTGTATAGACACTTAGATCTTCATAAGGGGCATCACCATGAACATTACGTCTAATATATTCTAAGCCTCCATCGACCATATATTCCTTACCATTTTTATCAAGGTAAGTTTTATAGTCGTGTCTATGCAAAGACTCTAGAACAGTACCGTCAGGGGTACGAATTGCATTATATACTAAAGTACTCATTTTATCTTCTCATCTGCGATACTTCGACCGCACTATCATCACTAAAAATAGGTACAAGGTTAGACTTATGCATAGTAGCTACACCTAACATCTTATCACCAGTATACATATGCTTTTTTACCCCAGTAGTAACAGCGCCACTATGACCAGTATCAAGACTAGGGTATCGCACCGTCTCCCGTATAAACGGCTTATAGACAGTACCCGGTAAGGCAATATTACGTACTACAGCTTTCTTCTTTTTAGTCTTACCAGTAGGATCAATACCATGCTTTTCGCACCAAGCAGCATACTGCTCGCGCTCAGCCTTAGGCTTTTTCTTAGGTTTAACAATAGGTTTAGTATTCAAATAGATCATAATATATTATAACATAATTAGAGAATAAATCAACTCTTACGAGGTTGACGTAACCTTACCTGTTTTACATTATAAAATCTCTCTGGTTCAGGTAAGTCATCACTTACTGACCAAGGACTTGGTTTAGGTTTTTCGAAACGTTTAAGAAACGACACCCAAAGAGATTTTATTCTAAAGGGATAGATTCTTCCTTCTTCTCTGCTTTCTCTTTAACCGGTTTAGGAGTAAGAGCAAGCGGGAACGCCTCTCTCACAATATCTTCTTTTAAGGTCTTATACTTAGTATGTAGTTTACGATCTTTAGCTAAACATAAAGCTTCTGCCTCTGTCCAGTGAATACCTTCCAGCATATTTACGAACAAGGATTCTTTTTTAAGTTTAGGTAGAGTAGTCTTAGGGTCTAACCAAACGTAAAATCGTCTAAGTTCAAGTTGAAGAGAAGACTCGCTATAACCGATAGGCTTATCGATATCCTTCCTGAATGGTGGTTCACCTTCTGGTAAGTCCATCTTAAGCATATGATCGTAATTCAAGCGAAGCAAGACTAACAACGGATCAGTTACGTTGTTCTTTAATACTGCTATTTTTTCCTCACGGGTTTTAGCAGCTTCGAATTTATCTAAAATTTCGGATACTAGTAGGTGCATTAGAATTCCTCTATATGTTCAATCATCTGTTTCATTCTATTAGCCATAAAATAGTCAAGTAACAGGCTTCTATCCTTAACGGGATATGTCGTAAAGGTATTTATAACCTCTTCCTGAATATGTTTAGGGATCATAGCAAGATCTACCAACGTAGCATTACGATGATAATTACGTCTCTCTTCTTCATTCTTACATGCAATAAACCCGTTATCGAAGAATTCCTGAAGTCGTTTAGAGGTAACAGACTTCTGTCTCTCCCCGCTCACAATTGCGTCGTCAGCAGTCAAGATATTAGGTACCCCATCACCTTTATCACCCTTAACAATATGCTCCATCAATATCTCATGGATACTGTTATCAGGCTTAATAAACTTCTTAAGAGTAGGTGAGAACTGTCTTACATGCTTATATTTCTGTAACTGATTAAAGTCATGATCACCAGAGATAATCAAGAATGGTTTAGGTTCAGATACCAGTGTACCTTCTTTAACATCATTCTCTAATGACCAGTAGACAAGAGATGCAATTACATCATCTGCCTCAGCACCCTCTATTTCGATAACTTTATACGGAAAGATTTCTTTAAGTTCTGTTTTAATAAGATTAATAGAATCAAAGATTAATGGCCAGTTGAACCCCGAGTCTTCTCGAGCCTTCTTACGGTTGGCTTTATAGTAAGGAAACACCTCCTTACGCCAGTACTTACGGCTATCACAAGCAATAACTACCTCACCGTATTCTTTACCGAACTTAACCTTATGACTTCTAATGGTATTAATTACCATATGACGAAGTAAGTTAACATCAAGCTCTACATCGGTTCTATTACCAATCTCAGCCATTAGGTTGGAAATAATGGTCTGAGAATAGTCTATAACAATCATTTAATAACTCTCACAATAATACATTCATCATTAATACGACCTGTTACATCGTACCCCTTAGTTGTGAGATCGGAAAGAAGCTTGCGCAACTTTACCTTACTGGCATCTAGTATTACTTTAAGGAACGCTTCCGGGCGACGAATAGAACGACACTCACTCATATCCGGATCATAGTTCTGTAAGGTAGAACCTTTTACCTGTATGCCTTGTACAGAATCTGAACGATAGGCAGCCAATCTCTTATACTTAACATTATATACCCATACCTGAGAAGCTCCAACTATCTCAGACGGAAGTACCGACTTAATACCTAATTCAGTATCTTCTTTTTTATATTTAAGTTTAGCAACTTGTACACCAGGTGGTTTAATTCTAACGGCACGAGGTTTACGATTAGCTTTCTTGAACTGAGTATACCGTTCTAGATCAACGATAAATGCACCAAACATCTTTACAAGATTGGCTTGCTTACGACGACTGATATTAGAATAACCTTCCTTAATATCATCATCCGTAGTCTTATAGACTTCCGTAAACTCTGTACCCCGTTTACGAGCCCATTCTTCAATATCCTTGCAGTAAGGCTTAGGAATAGAATTAGCCTGTAGATAGTTATAGAGCTCGAATTCTTTATCTTCTTCAATAAAGGTATCGATAGCTCCTTCTAAATCACCAATTACTTCTGCAATTTTATCTTGCATATAATCACGAACGGAAGGCTTTGGCGTTTTATCTACTACTTTTATTACTTCCTTAGTTAAAGGTAAAGTAATAAGATAGCTATCCAGATCCTCAATATGCCGAGGCAATAACATATTACCGTTTAATACCATACGAGCAAGCCAGCCGTAGGTTAAAATAATATCACTATCAGAGACATTATCAATATTAACTTCCAACCCGGTATGCTTAATATATGTCTTTAAGTATAACCGTGCATCCTTCTTATCCCTTTCTTGATTATAGAAATTAAAGGCATAGGAAAGAGCAGATTTATAATTAAGTAAATCCGGTGTAATACCGTGAGGTTCGGTTACTACAACTCTGCTTATAGCCCTACTCATACATCATCACCCATATTAAAGCGAATTTCTGTAACAGAGTCATAACGGAATGATCTCCATTCTTTCTTATCGATATCAAATACCGGGCAGGTTTC